CTTTCATAGTAAAATATATATTATTATCTATAATTAGGTATTCAGCTTCTTTTACATCAGCTTCTGTCATAAAAAAATAAACCATTTTTTTTTTGATATGTATATATATTAGTGCATATAAAAATCAATTTTTTATTTATAATTATAAGGATTATGTTGATCCTTATTATATTCTTTTTTTACTTCCTGTTTTTTACAATCTTTATATTTTACATCTTTTGTTCTATGATTTTTATCATAATATAGATTGTAATTTAGCAATTGATTAGTATTTCTGTTTCTTCTTAATTCATCATTTATATCATTCATTCCTTTACAAATATTATGATTTATTATCATAATTTCAGTTTGTTTAATCTCTGATTCTGTTAAAAAACGCTCTATCATTCTTGTTTGTATTATTATATTTATAAAATATAAAAATCAATTTTTATTGATTATAAATTATAATTATATTTATCATCTGGAACTCTTTTACTAGGCTCTTTTTTACTAGAATCTTTTTTTTTTATATAACCATTTGCTTTGTCTTTTTCTTTATTTATCAGTATATTTTTATTATTATATTCATCTTCTATTATTTTATTTATGTCTATCCTTGATTTACAAATATTATTTCTCAAAATCATAAATTCAGTATGTTTAATTTCTTCATCTGACATGTATACCATCTTATTCTTTCTTTATATTAGGTTTATAATATAAAAATCAATTTTTTCATAAATCTTAATAATTATTATTATCAAATTTTTTTTTATTTTTTCTTTCTTCTACTCTTTTCTTTTTCTCTTTTTTTTCTTCTTCAGTAAGTCTTTTGAAATTTGTATTATGTCTTTCAAGATTTTGTTCATAGTATTTCGTATTTTTTCCACCATTTTTTAAATCTTCTAGCAACGCTCTGTTGATTTCTTTAATCGTTTTACAAATATTATTGTTGATGTAGACGGAATTTACATTATTATCCCAGTTTTTGTTGTTTTTTATGATGCTGTCCAACCCCATATTGATCTTTTTTTCTTCTTTAATATATATGTATATAATATAAAAATCAATTTTTATAAAAATAAAAATTAATCAAAATAATTACTATTATTAACTTTTTTCTTACTTTTTCCTTCTTGATGCTTTTTTAATTTATCTTTTTTTTCTTTTTCGGTAAGTTTTTGAAAATTTTTATTATGTCTTTCAAGATGTTGGGCTAGTCGTCTATTATTTTCAGCAGCATTTTGGAAATCTTCTTGCAATGCTCTGTTAATTTCTTCTACGCTTTTATGAATATTATTGTTGATGTAGATATAATTCACATTATTGTTCCAATCAGGATTATTCTTTATGATGTTGTCAAAACCCATTATTTTGTTAAATTAGGTATATATTATAAAATTCAATTTTTTCATAAATAATTATTATTATCAAATTTTTTTTTATTTTTTCTTTCTTCTACTCTTTTCTTTTTCTCTTTTTTTTCTTCTTCAGTAAGTCTCTTGAAATTTTTATTGTGTCTTTCAAGATTTTGTTCATAGTATTTCGTATTTTTACCTCCATTTTTTAAATCTTCTTCCAATTCTCTGTTGATTTCTTTAAACGTTTTACAAATATTATTGTTGATGTAGACGGAATTTACATTATTGTCCCAGTTTTTGTTGTTCTTTATGATGCTGTCCAACCCCATATTTTTCCTTTTTTTCTTTTATTATATGTATATAATATAAAAATCAATTTTTATAAAAATAAAAATTAATTAAAATAATTATTATGATAAACTTTTTTTGTACTTTTTCCTTCTTGATGCTTTTTTAATTTATCTTTTTTTTCTTTCTCGGAAAGTTTTTGTAAATTTTTATTCTGTCTTTCAAGATGTTCCTTTAATCGTCTATTATTTTCTGCAGTATTTTTTAAATCTTCTAGCAACGCTCTGTTAATTTCTTTTACGCTTTTACATATATTATTGTTGATGTAGATGGAATTCACATTATTATCCCAATCAGGATTGCTGTTTTTTATGATGTTCTCCAACCCCATTTTCTTTCTGTTTTTTTTTTGATTATATATATAATTATAATATAAAAATCAATTTTTTTGTAATTATAATATATTATATTATCTCAAGTTTTACACAAATTCTTATATTTTGGCATCTTTATTATAATTATAATATTTATTTTTAGTATATTTATCATCTTTATTATCTTTTTTATCTTTACTATATTCTTTTTTTGGAGGAACAGTTTTCTCTTTAGGTTTCATTGTAATTTCTTTATTAATTAATTTATTATCATCTTCTAATTTATCTTCTAATACTTTATTTATGTCTTTCATAGTTCTACAAATTTTATTTCGAAGAAGCAAATATTCAATTGCTTCCATCTCTTTTTCTGTCATATTAAGGTAACACATTTTTCTTATATTATATATATATATTATATAAAAATCAATTTTTATAAATTTTATAATCTATAAAAATGTATTATTATTTAATATTTTTCAATAATCATTAGATTCTAATTTTCTTAAATAATATTTTTTTTGTTTATCTATAAGTCTTTGTTTTTCTTTTTGTTCCTTTATCTCTTGCGGAGATAAACCTTTCTTTTTTTTTTCTTCCAATTCTTTTTTTAATGCTCTGTTAATTACTTTCATTGGCCTACATATTTCTTTATTTATTTTTATAAAAGTCACATTATTATCCCAATTAGGATTATTATTTTGAATCAATGTATCAATACCCATCCTAGGTTATTAATTCTATATAATATAAAAATTTCAATTTTTTTGAAATAAATTTATTTCTTTTTACCTTTCTTACCTTTTACTTTTTCAACTACCTGTTCTTCTTCCTCTTCTACTACTTCTTTTACCTCTTCTTTTACCTCTTCTTTTTTAGTAGTTTTCTTACCTTTACTTTTTTTGGGTTCTCCTGCAGGTTCTTCAACTTTTACTGGTTCTGATTCAGGTTCATGTTCTGGTTCTTCTAATTTTTTGACAGTTTCAGTTTTTTTCTTTCTACCTCTTACACCAGCTTTTGGTTCAACAATAATTTTATCTTCTTCATCAGAATTATCATCAATATCAACAGAAACTGTAATTTCACCTTCACCCATTAAGTGTCTGTATTCAGATTGAATAAATTTAATTTTATTTAAAAGTTCAATTCTTTCTTCATTTAATTTAATAATATTTTTTGATACATCAATATACTTTGTATTTAAGGATTTTACAATATTTTCATAAGCATCTTCTTTATTATTTTGAATATTTTTAATATTTTTCACAAATTCATTGTATTCACAATTGTTATAATCGTATCCTGTAGTCATTTATAATATTATATATATATATATATGTTTAAATATATATTATTTAATTTTCAATTTTTTGGACTAATAAATAGTCCAGGGATTAATAATTCTATTATAATCTATATTATAAGCATTAGTTAAATATTTTTGAGTTTTAAATTGATCAGGTATAAACATATAATTTCCGATATTTTTAGAATTAACTTTTAAACATTTATCTTTATCAAGATTATTATTAATTTCAGCGTAATAATCAGAAAAGTAATCTTTTAGTTGAGCATTAATTCTGTTACCGAAAATATCGATATAATAATTTTTAAGATAATCAGGATCTTTTAAAATTTGAATATTATGACAATTAGGTTCATTTTTGTTAATTTTATCATTCATATTAGCAATAGTATCAAAATAGTTTTGATTTTCTAATAATTTGATATCATTAACAGGAACATCTTCATCAGGATCATTTATTTTCATAGTAGAATTTAATAAATCTTTATTAAAATCTTTATAAATATAGTTAGAAATATTTTTTATATTTTCTTTATCTTTAATATTATAAAATTGAAATTTATTTTTTAATATTTTAAGGTCTTCTTCACTAAACATTTTTTTATTTTTATCAATTAATGAATTAATATATTTTTCATATTCTTTACCTCTTTTTATAATAAACATATTATCTATATCAAAATTTTCTAAATTACATTTTGAATTATTTATTGTATTATCATTTTCACCTTCATTTATTAATTTATATAATATAAATAATAAAATTGCTAATATTATAACAACAATTAAATCTTTCATATAAAGTATTTTATAAAAAAATATTTTTAATAATTATAAAATAGTGATCTAAATATACATTTTTTCATAATTATTATTTTCTTGAATAGTTCTTCTATCTATAAATTTATGCATAGCTTTTTTGATATCATCATTTGTAATAATTTTAAATTGATTAGTATTAGAACAAGCTACACGCCGTGCATGATAATGTTTAATATCTTGTATAAATGTATCAATATCTCCACCAAAATATTTAAAATATTTATAGTTATTTTCAAATAGTTTATTAAAGTCATCAAAATTAATATCAATTTTCCAATTTAATTTATATATTTTACGAATGAAGATATCTCTTAATTCTTGATAAGTATATTTTTCAATTTTAAATCTGAAAGGAAATCTACGAACTAAACCTGGATTCACCGAAAAAAATGAAGATTCTAATTCTTCAGTATAACCAGCAATTATACATATAAATTTTGATTTATTATCAGATAGATTTTGTGTTATAATATCAATACATTCTTTTGAATAAACATCTCTTTTTTCATCACATCCTAAAGAATATGCTTCATCAATAAATAATACACCACCTAATGCTTTATTAATAACATTCTGTGTTTTTTTTCCTGTTTCACCTAAATGTGTCCCAATTAAATCAGTTCGTTTAGCATAAACAATATTTTTATTTTCTAAAATTCCTAATCCAATAAGAATTTTAGAAATAATTTTAGCTAATTTTGTTTTGCCACAACCTGGGGAACCCTCAATAGATATATGTTTTATTTGTGATAAATCATTATTATTAGCATAAATTAAATAATACAAAATAAAATTAATTATTTCATCTTTAATTTTATCCAATCCAACCATTTTTTTTAATTTTATTAAGGGTTTAATAATTTTTCCTACTTTATTTAAATTTAAAGTATCATATTTATTATTAAATTTGTATATTTTTTTATTACTTTGATAAAAATCATTTATTTTAATAAAATCATCTAAACAATCAATCTGATTTTTATTAATAATAGTATTTATTTTCAAGCTATCAGAATTAGTATTTGTATTTGTATTTATAATATTTTTATAAATAACATCATTAAAATTAATTTCGACATTAATATCATCATCTGAATCATCAGAAATAATTATATTACTATAATTATTTTTTTTTTTTTGACTAGTATCTAAATTTTTAATAATTGATAAAATAGATTCATTTTTTATTTTATCATAATTTTCATTTTTATTTTTATTTTTTTTTTTTTTTATACTTTTACATAATTTTAAATATTTAGATTCTAAATTAGAAACTCTATCAATTAATTGATTCAATATAGTTCCACTCATATATGTATTTCTATACTTGTTAATTTAAAATCAATTTTTATCAAATAATATAAAAATTAGTTATTATTAATTTCTATATGAAATATACATTAGTTAATAAAAATAAGTTAATACCTAGTGTTAATATTTTTACAAGTGAAAAATCAGCTATTAGAGAATTAATTGAAATCACAAATTATTATAATAATACAATACTATTTAAAAATATTTATATTTATGCTTCCGATGATAATGAAGAAATAGAATATATCATTTTCAATCAGAAAAATAATAATATAGTAAAAAAAAAATTATCTAATAATCATAACTATCTAACATTTTTTAATATTGATAGTCTTTTTAATGATACACAATTAATTATTAATCCCCGAAATGAAGAAGAAAAAAATAAAGATAATAAAAAGAATGAAGATAATAAAAAAAATGAAGATAATATTATGAATGAAGAAAAAAATAGAATAAAAAAATCATGTGAAGAGATATTTGAATTATATAATACAGAATTAACAAAAATAAAGAAGATAGAAAATAATTTAAAAAATCTTGAAAAAAAAGAGGATAAATTAAATAACAAAATAACTAATAACAATATTGATATTGTTAATAAATTATACAATGATTACAAGATTTTTTTAAAGATTAAAGATAAAATAAATGAAAATTCAGATAAATTTTCAATTCCTGAATTATTTATAAAAAAATATATATATTTTAATGAATTATTATTGGATACAAAATATAAAGATATTTTAGATAAATTAAAAAATATAAATATAAATGAGCCAATTGATTATTTACAAAATAATGATATAATAACATTTTCGAAAAAATATTTATTAGATTCTAAAAATTTAAATTGTTCATTTGAACATAATTGGGATGATTTAACAAGTGACACTGAAGGTATAATTAAACCAAAAGGTTGGTCTAGTAGAACTTGTAATTAGATTAAAATTAATTCAGAATGAATATTAAAATTAATAAAAAGATATGCTTCTTCGTACATTTTATTTAGAACATATGAAATAACATCAAAACATTTAAATATAGTATTTTTATCAATATAAATTTCACTATCATCAAGATTATCAATAATATTTTTAGAAGAATAATTATCAACTTTTTTAATTTCTGCTGTTTTTTTATTATAAATAATGATATTATCATTCAACATCCATAATAAATTATTATAAAAGTAATTATCATTAGATTCTATCATTTTTAATGAATCTATTAAAACTTTAATATCTCCCAAAACCATATCAAAAACAAAATGATTTTTTTCACAAATTTTTAATTTATTTTTATGGATAATACAATTATCCTTAAAATTACAAAATTTATAGCTAGAGGTTTTAAATATCTTTATATTATCAACATCTGAAGGTAATTCTTTTCTATTTCTCAAAATAAAATTAACCTTAATTTTATCACAGGCATTATATATCCATGTTAAATATTGAATTAATTGATTATAGCTAATATTATCAGTATTATTTATAAAAGGATTTTTTTGTCTTATAAATCCTCTTAATTTATTTGAAATGAAAGACATATAATTCATAATATTTAATAATTCTTCTCTTTTTTTGATATTTAAATTAAGTTCTAAACACTTTTCAATTTTTATATCATTACTATTATTATCATTTTTATTCTTTTTTTGAATATCACCAATAGTTTCTATTTTTTTTTTTATTATAGATTCACTATTAAATAGAGTCTCATTATCAAATGAATTATCAGAACACCAATCAATTGAACTCATTTTAAATTTAATATAGATATATATATATATATATTTATATTTATTTTCAATTTTAATTATGACTAGTTTAATTATTAAAAAATACAATGATATTTATGATAGACATGAGGAATTAATAGGATATAATAAAATGATTCCTGAAAATAAACAATTTATTAGAGAAGGTGATATTATAAAATATATTCGTTTTGATGATAAAGATGAAATAATTAAAACAGCTTATATAATAAAAAAGTTTGATAACAAATTATTATTAAAATCATTTAGTTATAATAATAAAAGTATAGTTTGGTATATTTGGATAAAAAATAATTATATATTTTATAAACCTAAAAATGATAAAAAAAATTTTATATTAAATAATCTTAAATAATAAACATAAAAATATTTTATTTATATATATATTATGAATTCAACACAAAAAAAAAATAATAAAAAAAATATAATTATTAATGATGATGAAAAAATTACTACCACTAATAAAAATATTTTTATTAAAGAAGAAAAAAAAAAAAGTGAAAAAAAAAATAGAGGAAAAAAAGAAATTAAATTAGAAAGTAATAAATATAAAAAAAATGGTTTTGAGCGTCCAGAAATTACTTATACAGACCAATTATCAAAAGAAGAGATTCAAGAAAAATTAGTGGATTATTCTAAAGTAGAAGATATTTACAAGGTTCCATTAGGAGTTCATTTAAGATATTTTGTTAAAAAAGACGGACAAATGTTATTTAGAATGGGAGGTCAGCTATTTAAAAATAGTGGCTTACCTGAATATGTTATTCTTAAAAGTGGTACTAACGCACAATGGTCCGTCCAAGTTAAAGATACAGTATTTTATAGAAAGATGACTTTGGCTGAAATTAAACAAGAATATGAAGATCTCATTAAGAAAAAAAATGATAAAATACATGCACTAAAAGAAAAATTAAAAAAATATGAAAAATAATATATCTCTTTACTGTAACATTTTTTTAAGATTTAAGTATTTAATTTTATATTTTAGATACTTTTTATTAAAAGATGTTAATTTTTGAATTGGAACTATTTTCCTAATAACATCATCAATTTTAGTATAATCTAAAGTCTGTAAAATTTTTTCTAAAGAACTTTTAAATTTATGGGAATTAAATATTCGTTCAATAATATCATTTTCTTTAAAATTATTATATAATATCATATATAAAATAAATACAGATAGATAATAACTAATTATATTTTGATCTATTTTTGCTTGTGGATTTAATATATCTATTTCTAAATATTCTTTTAGAGTATTTAATTCAACCTGAGTATAATTATTAGTAATTATTTTTACAAAAATATTATTTTCTAATTCATCTTCTTTTACTATATTTCTATATTTATCTGATAATTTATTATTAATAATATTTAAATTTAAATCATACATTAAAAAGTTATCATATAAATATGTCACCATATATATTGGAATTAAAATAAATTTTTGAATTTTAAATATATAAACGAATATTAATTTCATATTTGTGCTACTATATTGATAATTTAAAAAAGAAATAGTTGAAGTAAAATTACCAAAAAAAATATTTGGTAAAAATGATAATAAATCATCAATTTTAAATGTATATTTATTATAATTTGATAGATCATCAATTTCTTTCATAAAATCAAAATTTTTAAATTTATATTTTATGAAATTATTTATTGAATCTGGTTTAGAATAATATTTACGTTTTTCTATTTGTGACTGATTTTGAATTTTTATTTCTGATTCTGTATTTTCCTGACTACTTACTTGATGTTGTATTTCAGAATCTTGAATATTAAAATCTATATTATACAACATTTTTTTTAAAATTTTAAAATTTAAATTATATTTTTCTAAATAACATTCATCTATTATTTTTATTTCATCTTCATTAAATATTAATTTTAATACACTATTATCATCAGTTATATCTTTATTAAAATAATAAAATAATTCTTCTTTATAATTTTCTATAAAATCACTATTTTTTCTTATTTTTCTTATATCTGATTTTAAAGCTTGTAAATTCATACAATCATTTTGTTTTAATATTAAATCCTTTTCATTTTTTATAATTTTTTGATATAAGTCAGATACATTTTTAACCAAAAAATTATTTAAAATAAATGATATACTATGTCCTAAATTTAATTTTCTTAATCTAAACATAGCTTGTGCTACTTCTGAGTAATATGATAAATTATCTATAATACATAAACCTTTTAAATTTGGATAGTTATCTTGTTTGATATCAATACCTACTATATGTGCTTGATCGTAATATAGAAATGGTTTATTATAAATTTTATTTTCATTCAATTTTTCTAAAATATTATCTACGATTACCATTTTTTCATCTTTTTCATTTATAAAAATTACATCTCTTGAGAAACAGAAATTATTATATATTTCCAATGCTATATTATAATTTGAATATTTATAAAAATATCCACACACATCTATTAGTGCATCAAAATTATTTAAATTTATTAATATTTCGCTAATATTAAATGGTACAATTTTTGAATTTAGAATGGCATATTCTATATTATTATTTTCATCTTCATCTTTATATAAACATTTTCTATCAAATGTATATTTAGAATTTAAATATGGTAAATTCATATTTACTGTGCCTGAATATCCTATTTTAAATATTTTATCAATATTAAGAATATCAATAAAAGATGTATTATAATTATATTTTGATAATTTTATTTTATTTATTATTTCTTGAAATAAAATCATAAAAAATTCATCTTTAATTGATTCATTTTTTAATATAGTATTTATAGATTCAATATCATATTGATCATCTGTTAATTTAATTATTTTTTTTAATTTTTTATTACAATCTTTATTATATTTTAATAAATTAAATATATTTTCATCAATGTTATATTTCATAATAATAATATAATAATAATATGTTAAAAATACACTCATTATACATGAGGTGAATGATGAATTTTCAATAGGTTTATCTTTACTTCTAAATGGTATCGCATATAATTTATTTGAATCAATACCCCATTTAATATTATATTTTAATGAATTATTATTTAATTGTTCTATGATTGTTATTATATTATCAGCTAATAAATTTTTATTTTTGATAATTCTATTTTGTTCTATTATTGTCATTAACTTTTCTTTAGTTATATTTTCATGTCTATCAAGTTCATTTATATTATCATTTATAATTATTTTTATTAAACTACTAATTTCATTAATATCAATTAATTCAATTTGTTTTTTTATATAATTAAAATTACTTTTAAGAGGATTTATTAGACTATCAAATTCATCAATTAAAAAAACTATTTCTTTACTTTTTAAATTACCATCCAAAAAATCTTTTTTAATTTCATCCTCTGATTTTATATAAATATTATTTTTTTGGAAAATATTAATATAATTATTTAATGTATCTTCAGTTTGTTTAACAAGATGTTTGGGAACAATAATATATACATTTTCTATTTTTTTAATAATACTTAAATATAAAGATAATAATGGTGTAATAATAGCAGATTTACCTTTTCCCATCATAAAATGATGCAGTTGATAAAAATTATCAGGACATAATTCTAAAGTTTCTTTTTTAACTTGAATATCTTCAAATTTAACATTTATTAAACTATCCATATTTTCTTTTAATTCATCAGAATACTTTAATATTTTTTTTTTCTTTAAAGAATCATTTACAGATGAAGGAACATTTCCACCTCCTGATAGTTCATAAATATTATATGAATCAATGATAATTTTATATCTATCCATTTGTTCTTTTAAAATTTCATTACCATTAATCAGCTCAAACAATATTTCAAATTTATATTGATACGGTATTGTTTTTGTATCAAATAATATATTGTAATTTTTAATAAGAGAACATACAATTTCTTCTTTATTAATATTAAATAAAAGCTTATCAATAAAATTATATATTTTAACATTTAATAAGTAAGATTGTAAAATTGGATAATTATCTAATAAATCTGCTAATGAAATATTTTTAATATAATTAGTAAATTTAGTTATTTTAGATTCAATATTTAACTTAATTTGTTGTATTCTACAAATCCATTTTTCTTTTTTTAATTGATTTATTTTACATTTACTAATTTTGAATAATAATTTTTTATATGATTCAGTTAATTCTTTTATTTTATCCATATCAATAAAAAATCTAAAGAGAATATCTTTTCCATTTTTTAATAATTTAAAATTAGTTAAATCATAAGAAATTTTATCATTAAATATAGTATTTTTATTAAAATTAAAAATATCTTGATATCTTTCTTTACTACAAGAATAACCATTTGAATCAGTGGTTTTATTATCAAGATTAACATATAAAATATTATAACTATTTAATTGAGTATCGCTACATAAATAGTCCCAATTTTCAATATTTTTATTTAAAAAAAACTGTGTATTTGGATTAATTTCAAAATTATAAATACCATCTTTTAATTGTTTTTTTCCTAATATGCTATCATAAAAAAAAAGATTATCAATATTAAAAGTAATATTATATACACCATTTTTATTATAAATAAAATAAAGGTGAGTATTTGGTATTAAATACTTAAATGGATAAATAATTGAATTAAATTTTAAAACCTCATTATCATTAATATATATTTTTAATATTTTAAAATTTATTATTCTTCCAATACAAATATATTTAATATAATATTTATCAATAATTTGATAAATTTCAAAACTATCTTCTGGTATAATATATTTTTGAATTAATAAAGTTTGTCTAGCAAAAAATCCTTCTTTATTAATATCTATTTTTCTAAATTCTTTTTCATTAATAGTTGTTTTATTATAATTATATTTTGGTATTATATAAAATTTATCAAGAAATATGATATTTTTTTCATTAATTATTTTATATAAAAAATCACTAAATGAAATTTCTTTTAAATTAAAAATTATTTTTCTAAATAAATTTAGTGGTAAATCATAATGTATATTAAAAAAAAAATTTATTTTTATAGAACATTCCCTAGATGGATTATTGAATAATAATATATATAATTTAAAAAATAATTCATCATTATTTAAAAGATAAGTATTTTCAAATTTATGGATTTTATCACAATAAAATGTTATTAATTTTATTTTTTGTTGTTGATTTATTCTACCTATATTATAAAGTAAAAATTCAATTGTTATATACTCTGGATTTTCATATAAAAATTCTTCAATTTTAATTAAGTTATTAAAATTTTCATTAAAATATTCAAATAGTTCTGTTGGATGAAGTATTTTTTCTTTCTTTTCATCTATAAATATTTTATATATATCTTCTTTTTCTCTATCATTAATCACATAATAATTATCAAATTTTTTTTTTTCTTCTTCAAAATTACGATAAAAAGTATTAAAATTTTGTTGTTCTATTTTAAATTTTTTTTCACCATTAATATTAATTAATTCAAATATTGTTAAATTATATAATTGTGAAATTACAGAAATATCTCTTGTAAATTCTATTATATAATACATAATGTAACCAATTATCTGTAATCTAAAAAATAATATACAACACTCAAATAAATTATTTTTACCATTTTCAAAATTTAATTCTAGTTGTGGATTTATATTATTATTTAGATATAAAATATATGGAATAAAATAAGTTATAAATGAAGGAATATTTTCACTTAATGTAAGAGAGTATGTATAATTAAATATTATTAAATGTTTATAAACAATATCATTCTCATCTACTAGTCTTTTTTCTACTATATATTTTTGAAAAGTTTGTAAAATTAATTCTATATTAATACATTCTTTAAAAATATTTTTTTTTTTTGTAAAAATATTAAATGCAAAAGTATAAAATTCAGGTTGTTTTAGATAAGTTAATTTATAAAAAAAATTTGTTATTAATTCTACATTATTCTCAGAAAATATAATAGTATTATTATTTAATTCTGAAATTACTTCATAATTTTTTTTAGAATGTGTAAATTCAATTCCTATATTAATATCATATATAATATCAGATTGTTCATATAATATTTCATTATCAATTAATTTAATATCGATTAATTTACTACATAATTGTTTCATATAAAAATAATTATTTTTATTATTTAATAATTGTTCTTCAAAATTATGTTTTTTATAAATATTTTTTATATAATCATAAAATTTACTATTAATCTCATTTATAAATGTTGAATAATTTATTTCATTAATAACATAGTATAATAATATTGAAAAATAAATTGAGTACCAGGTGCATGAACCACTCTCCTGAGGATAAATATATAGGTTATCTTCTTGATTATATAAAATAATTTTTCTTAAAAATTTTTCATTTAATTCTTCAATAATTTTTAAACTATCTATTTCACAATCTTCTAATTGTACAATTTTTCCTATATTTTCTTTATTAGGATAATTATCAATTAGATATGATACCAATAAATAATATTTTGTATTCATTTTAAAAAAAAATTCATAATTATAATATCCATAAATTATTTCAGGATCATTTAATTCATTAATATTTATTGCTTGATCTTGTAAATCAAATATTTTTTCTTCATCTGAATATAAGGAATAATTACACAATAATAAATTTTTAAAATTATCACTAAAATTATAAAAAACATCTCCTTCTTTTTTTTTTTCTTTATACATATCATCTTCGACATATTTATAAAAAAAACTGAAAAAAAAAAAGGTTTTAATCATATTATAAGCATTATCTAATTTATTCTCATCTGTAATATCTTTACATAAACAAATACCTTTTGTTAATTGATAAAGATCTTGATTATTTATATTTGCAGGTTTTCCATTTACCTCCATATCTAAGCCTGTATTTAAAATGTATAAATACATTTCTATTCCTTTTGTAAAAATAATTGTTGTTGTTTGATGCTTATTAAACACCATTGGAAATATACAAAATTTTAATAATTCTAAGGGAATGCGAGTTCTTTCTTCATTATTATAATCAAAAATAAATTGATATTGCTCATTAAAAATCATTATATAAGTTAAATCAATAATTTCAAAATTAACAAAAACAATTTCATTCAAATTAATTTGTGCTACTTCTTTTAATGTTCTTAAAACATTATCAAAAGTTCCACCTGCTTCTGTATTTAATAATCCATCTAAAAAATGAAAATAAATAGATCTATATTTATGAATACTATCTAAAAATGACATTTTATATAATTTATAATTAATAAAAATTTTATATAAATATTTATTTATATAAAAAATATAATGGTTTCAAATATTATTTACGATGAAAAAAATGACAATTTATATTTACTAATATATATATTAGGTAAAGGTTCATATGCTACAGTATGGTTTAGCATACAATTAAAAGGTTTTGTAAATAATATCAAAACAAAGAAAAAAATAGATTTACATCATTATGCTTTAAAAGTGCATAATCCTGAAGACTATGATGAAGGAATGTTAGAAACCAAAATAGATAGTTATTTATTTTTTAATGGAAAACGTTCAGAACTAATTAATTATCCCAAATCTCACTTTGTATATGATGAAAATATAGTTATTGTTGTATATGAAACAGCTTTATGTTCTCTATATGATTTTCTTAAAATTTATAAGAGAAATTTTGATGAGGAATTTGTTAAAAAGATTACTCCTTCATTAAAAGAGAGTATTGATTTTGTCCATAATTGTGGATTTATTCATGCTGATATAAAGCCAGAAAATTATTTATTAATGGGAATTAATAAACTTCAGAATGATATTTACAATAATATTCTTAAATTTAATATTATGTCTAAAATAAGTATAATAAATATATTAAAAAAGAAAATAACATATGAAAATATAATACAGATTTTTAAACCTGTTTTAAAACAATTATTACTTGAATTAACAACTACTTTTAATTTTACAGATAATCTATTATATGATGAAGATGATTCTGAATATACTGATGAAAATTCTAGTTCTATTTCATCTTCACGTGAATCCTCTCTTTCATATAATGATTATAGTTATGAAGAAACTGAATTTTATAATACCGATTGTGATTCATATAATTCATCTGAAAATGAATTTAATAAAAAATACGATAAATTTCATATTAATAAAATTTTATATGAATATTATAAAAATGAAGATGAAGATGAAATTAATAATAAAGAAGAAAATAATAATGAGAATTATGAGTTTATAAAAAAATACTTAGAAAATCCAATAATAAAATTAACAGATTTTGGTTTAATGAAAAAACAAACTGATAAAAATAGAACAATTCAAACTAGATATTATAGAGCTCCAGAAGTTTTACTTGGATGTTTATATGATAAAAATATAGATTTTTGGTCATTATCTTGTACAATTTATGAATTAATTACTGGTAAAATATTATTTGATATTGAAAAAAGTATTTATAAAAAAAAAATAGATAGAGATATATTACAAATAAAATTAATTCTAGAGCACAATCTCAAAGAAGATCCTTACGTGTTTTATCACATATATTCACTAATGAGTAATACTCCACGAAAAGAGATATTTCTCAACAGTGATGGCACAATCAAACAATTTAGAAGTCTTGAGACTGATTTATAACATATTTTTACATTTAAACATGTTCTACATGTCTTCACCTTTGATTAATTCTATGGGCATAGTGAAGAGTAGTTAAACAACTATTTTGATTTTCAATTTTTAGAAAGGGCGTATCGAGTATGGACTGTTTGTCATGCCCCGAATGTTGTTGTTGTTGTTGATGGTGTTACTGTTGTATGAACTGTATACATACGAAGCATTCATTGATGATTCTGTATGTTGATATTGAGCAAACATATATTCTAAGTATTTGTTTGCTTCATCGGCATTGGTTATACCAAGCATTGAAAGGTTTTTTTCTGGATTTATCCATTCAATAAATATTAAAATTTCAACTTTTTTTATATATATATATATAAATAATCTTATTTATCAAGTCCTAGTTTCTTATTTTTATCTTCATCTTCTTCTTCGGGTTCTTTCATTTTTACTCCAAGAAGATAATTATTTTTAAATTTAAAATCATTAGAGCTAAAAAATTCTTTTAATTTTTTGGGAGCAGGTGCTTTCTTATTATAATTCTCAGCATACCACTCTTTGTATAAATCATAAACGACAGTAATTGGTAATTTATCTTTTTCAGATTTTTCTAATTCTGAATTGTAAAATTCCAAGAATGTATTGCTGTCTTGTTTATATTTATTAGTTGATAATTTAACTTTTTCAGGAGTAATTTTTTCTAAACCATCTTTTTTGTATTTTGGATAATATAAGTTAATTAATATCCACACAAATGCTTGTTTCCAAGTTGGTAATTTATTTCTTAATTCTGGATCCAATGGATGTTGCCATGGTTTCTTAGGATCAGGAGTATCGACAAATTGTTGTTCAAAAGGTAAAACACGAATTCTTCTCCATGTTCCTCCATCATCACCGCCAACTTCAGGTAACTTATTACAAGTACAACATAATTTAAATTGTGGTGTAAATTCAAAATTATTTCCATAAAGAGGTCTTGCTGTAATTCTATCTTGGCCTGTTAATTCTTTAAATAATCCTACTTTAATTTCATCGCCATCCTCAGGTTCTTGTAAAATACAAAATCTTTTACCTTTCTTATCAGCTAACTCTGGTGTAGCATTAGAACTACTTTTTCTTTTTTCAGTAATTAAAGTGCACGGTAAAATACCAAAATAATCACTTCCTAATGTATGCTGAATCAATTCAACAATAGTAGATTTACCATTTGAACCTCTTTCACCTGTCCAAAATATAAATTTTTGTTCTTTATTATATCCATCTAATAATGATGAAATAAAACATAACAAATAATTCATCATTTCTGGTTCTGGCTGAATAGATTTTAAAAATGCAAAGACTTCAATGACTGTCTTGTCATTTTCATTAAATTCTATATATTCATACTTTGTAGTAAATGATAAATAATCTTCTGGATAACCTTGACGGAAAATACCCTTGTATAAATCATATACACCATTCTCAAAACCAATTAAATAATGATTTTCGTCTAATTTTTCTTCAAATTTTTCAACATAGAATTCACTAGCACACTCTGAAATAATTCTGTCTTTATAAGCATGTTTCTTTAAATCACCAATCAATTTATTTATGTTTGTTGATTTATTTCTTAACATATCACTTTCTTCACCATATTTCTCACTACTCTGCTTAACATAATGTCCAGATAATAGAGCAAATAATTTTGCTAATTCTGTAGATAATTTTTGTTTTAATGTATATGCTTGATCTACTTTTCGCCATCTATGATTGTGAAATTCATACCATATATTCCTGCTAATATCACTACACACATAATCATATTTATATACTTCTCTAATAATTCTTGCCATATCATAATCAGAACGAATATCTGATGTCTGCATTTTAATTATAATCATGTCTTTCATTATTTTTAAGTATTCTTTTTCATTATCTTGTCTTGCCCATCTATATAAAGAAGCAATTGTATAACCACACTGATTGTTGTTTGTAGCTATAAAATTTGTTGCATCTTTCCAAACTTTTTCACAACAACCTGGTTGATATTTCTTAGGTGATAATTTTGAAAATTCTATAAAATCAGATAATAATTTAGGCGATACATTATGCAAAGCCCACCCAACTGATATCCAATCAGAATAATTTTCAGAACGTTTTGCACTAAGAATCTTTACCAATTTTTTTGCCATATCAATATCTATAGTAGGATCAGTTTCAACTAATTTCTTAATATGTTTCTTTAAATTATCCTTTGTATAATCATCAATCTCAAATTCTGAATTTGAAATTAATATATTATCTGGTATTTTTTCAGACGTTTCTTTATTTACTACTATTTTCATATATTTTCTTTTAATATTTATATATTTATCATCTATCACTTCTTTTAATTGTAATATATCTTCTAAACCCTTTCTGATTGATAATATATCAACTAAATCTTCAATACTATAACTATCCTCTATTAATTCACCATTATGATCAAATATATATCTTAATTCATAAAAATAATTTTTTCCTTCTATTTTCTTTCCTGAACCATACATATACCACTGATTTGAACTAATTACACATTTATCAAATATTTTCTCAATATCATCTATTTCTGAATATAATTCTTCAATTACTCCTGTTTTTATAATCTCTTTCTTTGATTCATCATATATTAAATATCTATCTAATACATTGATATTCAAATAAGGATATTCTATGTGAAAACCATCTTTATATAATTCTTCTTGTTCTATATAACATAACTCATTTTTCATTGTTATAAAAGATTGTAATTCATAATCTGTATCCTGAATTTTATAATATTTTAATATTATCTTATTAATAATTTCTATAACCATCATGATATGATCCACTTTTATTTTCCTTTTACTATCAACTTGTCTTAAATCAAAGTCTAAACATAATGGACCATTTTCACGAGGTTTTTCTAAAATTCTTAAATTACCATAATTACCATTTAATGCTGTTTTATAAGTTTTTAAGAATTCTTGATATTTATCATCCTCTATTTTAAATATTATTTTTTTATCCCCAAATAAAGTGTGTGTAAAAGTTTTATCACCAAAATCACACTTATTTTCATATATTATCTTCATAAGGTCTTCTAACGTGTTATTTTTACTGCCTTTATTCTCATTTATATTTACGTTTTTAGAAGATTTCATTATATATATATATATATTAATTTTTTAAATTCAATTTTTTATATTATTTTGAGACCATAAATATTAATTATATATAAAAATAATAATAATTATGATATTATACCTATCTAAATTATAAATATAATTTAAAAAAGTGTTCTTAAAATTAAAAAAAAATAATATATATATATATAATGAAAAGATACAAAATAAAAAATAATAGAATTTTTGGTGGAGCTGGAGAACCAATCTTAAAAGGTGATATATTATATCAAGATGAATTAGTTTGTATATTAAGTCCAGATGTAAAAAAAGGTATAATTATATTTTCAGAATTTACTCAACCTGCAGAAAAGGATAGTTTATGTAATATTGGATTAAAAACAGGAAAACAACTACAATCAGAAGGTGTTAGATTTGGTAGAAGTGTATATCATCCACACATATTTTTTAGAGCACCATTTTATTCAAGACCAATTGATTATTCAATAATAGATACTGAAATATATAGTTCTTATGGTGATATTGATAAAAATTCAAAAGTTTTTATTCGAGTTGATCCAGATAGAACATTCGTATTTTCAAGCGAAATTAGAGTCCATACTGAAAGTATTAGTGAATTAGATAAATCAAAAAAAACATTAACAGAATATTTAAGAATAATTAAAGAGAATGAATCTCTTGAAATTCCTTTCAACAAAACTGCATATAATTTACATTCTTCAAGGAAAGAATATAGAGATTCTAAATCTTATCCATATAATCATTATCCTATAGAAAGAAATAGTGAAATACTAATTGGTATTCCACATCTAAATCCTTGTTTTTTTGTTACATGTGTTCCGTCACCAACAAAAATATCAACATTAGAATTATTATCATCTTGGAAATCTTCACCATCACCAAAATCTTTTCCAACACCTATTGGTTCTCCTCCATATCCTAATATGGAGTGGAATACAAAATTAGGAAAATGGGAACGACCTATTGGTCATCCACCTAGACTAAATAGTGTATGGGATCCAATTTGGCAGAAATGGAAAGTTCCTAAAAATAAAAAAAAATGAATTTAGAAATATATATATATAGAAATATATACAATCAACATGTTTTGTAAGATATGTGAAAATTTTATGGATATAACAAATAATGTATCAGTTTCTAATAAAGAAGAAGACAATGAGACTGAGACTGAAGTTGAGTCATCAGATTATGATGTTACATCAAGTTCTAAAAAAAGTAAAAAATCTTCTTTTACAGTATTAAATGAAGATATTTTAGAAAAAATTTTAAACGGAGCTATTTTAGAAATAGAAATTGATGAAAAAGATATAAATGAAATAAATAAAATTTCATATTTTAATAAACTTACATCAAATCAGAAAACATTATTAATAAATAGATTATATGAAAAAATTCCTAAAACACAAAAAATTCCCAAGGAAATATCAACAAATATTAAATCTTCGTATTTTTATTGTAAAAATTGTGGTCATAATGAAAAAATTCCTAATAAAATGTTAATTTTTAATAGAAGTAATGAAAAATCATCTGTAGATAATTTCAATACAAATTTTTTAAATTATAAATATGATCCACTACTTCCAAGAACAAAAAAATACACATGTAATAATTCTTCATGTGATACTCATAAACATCCAGAGAAAAAAAGAGCACTTTTTTTTAGAGTGACTAATACTTATATTATTAAATATATTTGTTTAGAGTGTAATAGCTTTTGGCAGACATTTAATGTTAAAGCTTCCTAATATTTTTATAAAAATTGATTTATAGTTAAAATAATATAGGTATATATAATATTGAGATTATGTCTAGTAAAATAAATAAAGAAACAATAGATATTTCTAAATTGAATATTAATAATAAATTAACTGGTGGTTTAAAAAAAAAAAATAAAGAATTAGAACCTGAACCAGAATCTGAATCTTTATCAGAAGAGGATATATCTGAAGAATCTAATATTGATGAACAAGTATCTTCTGAAGATGATAGAGATATAGATGAAGAAGAACCTAATGATGAAGAAGAACAAGAAGAAGAACAAGAAACTGAAATAGAAGAAAGTGATAAAGAATCAGATGCTGATGAAAAAACCAATAAAGAAAGTGATAATGAATCTAAAGAAGATGAAGATAATGATGATAATATAAAAGATAAATGTTATCATAAATATTCTAAAGGAACAATTGATACAGATATAGACTATGATGAATATTTTGTAAAAGATGATGAAATATCAATAAATAAAACTGGTAGATTAACTAAACCATATTTAACAAAATATGAAAGAGTTAGAATACTTGGTGATAGATCAAGACAATTAGCTCAGGGAGCTAAACCAATGATAAAAAATACGGTAGGCCTATCCCATAAAGAAGTAGCATTATTAGAATTAAAAAATAAGGTAATTCCTTTAATAATAGAAAGACCTATTCCTAATGTAGGTGTAGAAAAATGGAAATTATCAGAATTAGAAATTAATCTTTAGATTTTTCTTTTTCTTTCAAATCTTTTATATATTCATTAATTTTATCTTTTGTGATTTTTTTTATAATATTTTCATTATCTTTAATATCAATATTATCTTCTTTTGATATTTTATAAAATAAAGATTTCATACTATAATTATTTTTCTTTTCATTATTTTTAGTATTCCATTCTTCGACATAATAACCAAACTTCCCTTCTTTTAATACATATTTCTTACTAGCATTAATAATCCATTCATTCTTCTTCTGTGAATTCTGTTTTTCTATTTTTTCTATAGTTAATTTTAGTATTGATTCATCATTTATTTCTTCTTCTTCTTTTGGATTTTCTAATTCTTCTAATTCTTTATCCAAATCATTTGTTATTTTTCCTAATAAATAATTTAATCCATATTTATAATTATCATAAGTTATATATTTTCCATATTTGCCCTCGTTTAATATAATATCTATCTTATTATATGAACCTATTACTTTAGGATATTCTTTATTTTCTTTCTTTTTAATTTCTTCAATAGTTTTATCTAATATTTTTTTATTATTTATATCTTCATCTCCATTAAAAAGATATTTCATATTAAATTTATGTTTGTCATATACTATATATTTACCAAATTTTCCATTATGTAGTACAATGTTGATATCTAAATATGAACCTAATATTTCTGAATTATTTGTTTTAATATCTACAAAATTTACCTTCCCTAAACTTTCATTGATATATTCATAAAATATTTTTATAATAACATTTTTATCTTTTTTACCTTCTGCAACATTATCTAAATCCTTTTCCATATTTGCTGTAAAGTCATAATTCATTATTTTATTAAAATTTTTTTCTAAAAATTCTGTTGTTTTTAATCCTAATTCTGTTGGAACTAGTTTCTTCTTTTCCTTTCCTAAAAATACTTCCTTCTCTTCTAAATCTATAACTTTTGGATTATCTTTTCTTATTTGATATTTTTTTATATTCATTTTCTTTCCTTCTACATCTTTTATTTCTACATATTTTCTTTTTATTATCTTATCTATAAATGTTGCATAGGTTGATGGTCTTCCTATATTTAAATTCTTTGGATCCATCTTGTTAATTAATGATGCATCGTTATATCTTACAGGAGGCTTTTCTGTATCTTCTATACCATTGATATCTATCCAATCTAATTTCTTTTTTTTAATATCTTTCTCTTCAATTGGCGTGTTCCCTTTTTTCCCATCTACTATTAAATAACCCTCAAATATTAAATTATCTAATGTTCCTACTAATTTGTATTTTTCTAATATCTTCCTTTCTAACATCTCTATTTCTATAATAAAATTCTGATATTCTGCAGGTTTCATCTGAGACATTATTGTCCTCTTCCATATCATGTTATATAGCTTCTTTTCATCTCCCGTACCTTCTATCTCATTATACTGAATTTTTGTTGGTCTTACGCATTCATGTGCTTCTTGTGTATTTTCTTTCTTATTTTTATATTCTTTATATTCATAATATTTTTCACTGTAATCTTGTACAATCTTTTCTTTAATCATTTTACTAGCTTCTTTTGAAATACTAGTAGAATCTGTTCTCATATATGTAATATGTCCGTCATGATATAATTTCTGTGCTATACCCATAGTTCTTTTAGAATCCATACCAAATCTTCTTGACGCATCTTGTTGTAAGGTTGAAGTCGTATAGGGTGGTGGAGGATATGTTTTTTTAACTTTTAAATTTAAATTCAAAATTTGATATTTACTTTTAGCCATATTTTTAATTATATCAATTACTAGATCTTCATCATTCTTTGAAAATTTAATAAATGTTTTATCATCTAATTTATTTTTAGTATTAATCTTAACCTTCTTTTTACCTTTCTTTTTGCCTAATTCTTCTTCTAGTTCTTCGGTATTAGGTTCTTCTTCATTTTCTTCTATTTGTTCATCATCTTTTTCTTTTACTTCCTCAATTAAAGTATTTTTATTACATAATTTTGATAAAAATTTAAATTCACTTCCTATACTGATATTAGAATTTATAATAAAATAACTATCATTTTTATTGTCAAAAAATGAATTTATTTCTCTCTCTCTATCTACAACAATCTTTACAACAACCGATTGAACTCTTCCAGCAGATTTAGCTCCATAATATATCTTGTTTAATACTGGTGATAATAAATAACCTGCAAATCTATCTAGAATTCTTCTAGCTTGTTGTGCTTTAACCATGGATAAATCTATTTCTTTCGGATTTGCTACCGCATTTTCTAATTCTTTTTTTGTAATCGAATTAAATACAATTCTCTTAGCATTTGTAATTTTTAATTCTTTTGCTAAACTCCACGCAATCATTTCTCCTTCACGATCTTCATCCGCACCAAGTAATACATTATTTTTACCAACTTTAATCGTTTTTTTAATTAAATTATCAACCACATTTATTTTATCATCGTATATCTTATATTGTGGTTCAAATGTTTCTATATCTATTGACATCTTGGTCTCATCTAAATCTATAATGTGTCCAATAGACGCCATCACAATATATTCATCTCCTAAATATTCTGTTATTTTTTTTATTTTACCTGGTGACTCTACAATTAGTAATTTACTCATTTTTTATACTAATATATAGATGTCTCCCTATATTATTTAGTTTATCTTTAATTTTCAATATTTTTACTTATTATAATAATTATTAGCACTTTATCCTTTTTATAAATAACATGTCTTAATATTTTTCTAAACTAAGTAAATCAAATAAAAATTGAGCAAAGCCAATTTTAATTTTCTAAACTAAGTAAATCAAATAAAAATTGAGCAAAGCCAATTTTAATTTTCTAAACTAAGTAAATCAAATAAAAATTGAGCAAAGCCAATTTTAATTTTCTAAACTAAGTAAATCAAATAAAAATTGAGCAAAGCCAATTTTAATTTTCTAAACTAAGTAAATCAAATAAAAATTGAATAAAATATAAAATCATCAATATATACATATATAATAACTATAAAATGACATCTGAAGTTCCTCAGTTACTACCAATAGAAAAAAGTAATTATCAGAAAATAAATATGATAAAGACCAATATTGTCAAGATGTTTTATCATCGTGGCTATATAAAGGAAGAAAATTTATCAAAAACGATTAAAAAACTTATAGAGCAAGAAAACGATGATTATGAATATACTCTTACATTAGATATTGAAACAAATTACAATACAACTATAAAAGATAAGCAAATAATAATTAAATTATTTGATTACAAAATTTCATCAATAAACAAGACATCACCGATTGGAGAGTTTATTACAAAATATAATAATTCATATAAATTTATAGTAGTAGAAGATATTAATTCTAAATCTGTAAAAATTATTTCAGGTTATAATACACTATGTGAGATATATAAAATAAGCGAACTTATGTTATGTATAGTTGAGCATATTTTAGTGCCAAATCACAAAGTATTAACCAAAGAAGAAGCAAATATTGTATTAAACGAATATTGTGCTAGAAAAAGAGATATGCCGTTAATTTTAACAACAGATCCAATAGCAAGATTTTACAACATGAAGCCAGATGAGATATGTCGTATAACACGTCCTTCAATTCTAACAGTAGAAGCTCCATTTTATAGAATTGTAGTTAAATCTAAAGAATTTAAGGCAAAAACATAATAAAAATAAAAGTATAAACTAATATTAATTATATGCAAAATATTTCTGGAGTTATTGGATTATCAATATTACAAAATGACAAAAATAAAATTTTTTTATTTTACGATGATCATAATAATGTTAAATATTGCAAAGATAAATTTTATATAAGTGATTTATTTTCTGATTTAACAAAAAATCCCAAATTTAGTAAAGATATATGTTTCTTATTAGAAGAACCATTTTTTAATAATTTAAATAAAATAAAGATATTATGGAATGAAAGTGGGCATTTATATAACTTTAGGAAATTTTATACAGAAATTATGAGTAAATGTTCAAAAGATAAAAATTGTATAGGTTATCCTGTTGATGTAAGATTAGTTTTAACAGAATTTTCAATAGAAGAATTAATGACTAATGAAAATACTTCACCCACATTTAAAAGTATTAATTTTGAAAGTTTTTTTAATCCTATTCTATATTTATTTGAAATAGAACATAAATTATTAAAAAAAAATAGTATAATTGATTTTTTAAAAAATTTTTTCTTAAATTTTAAAAGTTCTAGATTTTATAAAGAATTAGATAAAAAAATAATAAATTTTTATAATAAGTTTATTAAAGAAAATAAAAATATATTAATATGTGATTATATCAAAACATTAAATCAATCTAATTTAAATTTTACATATATAAAAGGATATCCATTTATTAATACAGATAATATTTATTTTTTTGATGAAATTGATAAAATATTATCTGGAATTATGGAATTTTTTACTTTTATAGTAATATCAATTCTACCACATAAATTTAAATATTTTTATGCTGGTTATTATCATTCTAATAATTTAAAGTTTATATTAATGAATTATTATAATTATAAATTAATTTCAGAATACGGAATCACTGAAGATGTTGAAAATAAGAAATATTCTAGTATAAATAACTGTATATCAGTTGAAAAAAAACATTTAGATTTATAAATATATATATTAAATTATATATTTATGAGTAATGATTTAGATTTATCATTATCATTATTAGAAGGTATTCATGAAGATGATTATGAAAAAATAACTTCTTTAAAAAATAATTCTTTTACTAATCTTAATAAAATTAATAATAATTCTGAAAATATAGATTTGTTAATACTACATCTAGATTCTACAACTAATATTAATGAATTATATTCTAATTTAACTGATAATAAAACTTTATTATATATTGGTTGTACTTCTATAATTATTGGTTCTATAATTAAATTCTTCTAGTATTATAACATCCACAATTAGAACATTTTAATCCAAATGGATGAAAAAATAATTCTGTTATGGATTCACAATCATTACAACATATTTTAATTTTATTTCCTGTTATTTCTATTGGTATTGGTGTTGCTGCTATTTCTGCATCTAAACTTTCATTATACATACGCTCAAAATCTTTCATCATTATTGATTTTCTACATATAGGACAATTTAAAGAACCAGAATTTATATATGATTCATAACAATCTACGTGCATCGTATGATTGCAAACTAAAATTATACTTGACTTTGTTGATATAAATAAATTTTCTAAACATACAGGACAATCTTGCTGTAATAAATCTTTTCTACATTTATGTGTATCCTTAATATTTATTTTAAGACAACATCCACAGTCTTTACAGTGAAAAAAATTATCTTCACCTCCAACTCTACATATTCCACAATCATCACAATGATAATAATTATTTTCAATGTTATTATCATAAAAATTACATTTATAACAATGATATTTACCAAAAATTGTATTACAATTTATACATAAATTCGATACGTTTTGTCTTGTGCCACATAAATTACAAACTACCTCTTTTATACTAGTTCTATCTAATATATGAGATTTTGGTTTTTTATGATCTATAATATTATTTTCTATGTCATTATGATCTATAATATTATTTTCTATGTCATTATGATCTATAATATTATTTTCTATGTCATTATGATCTATAATATTATTTTCTATGTCATTATGACAATGCCTACAACCATAAATTTTATTGCAACATGGTGTAACAAAACTACAATTTCTATTATAATGAGTACAGATATTCATATTTTTATTATAATAATTATAATTATATTTCTAAATAATTTGATAATATTTTATTATCTTGTATAAATATTATTTGTAAAATCAATATTATCCTCTTGTATTATTTTAAAAACGAATTTAACTGCTAAAAATAGTCCAAAAAATCTTAAACAATTATACAATATTTCTTTATAAATAAATTTTTTAAAAATATTTAAAGTATCCTTTACAATTATTTCTTGAATATTATCAAAACTATAAAATATTAATTTACATTTTTGATAATTATTAATTTTTAAACTAAAAAGTATTAAATCTTTTTCACAAATCATATATTCATAAAAATGTTTTTTACATACTATTTTTAAATTTGTTTTATTATTAACAATCTCATTATTATAAAATAAATTATTTATTTGACAAGTATTAAAATTATCTAATAATAAACCACCACCATAAATATTAACAGTATTTTCTTGTAAAACTAAAGCTTTTACATTACTTAAATTTTTATGAAAAAATTCATCAGATTTAGAATAAGAATAATTTACCAAACAAAATAGAATAAATAATTTTAACATAATATAATAATGCTAATAAAATAATCTTTAAATATTTATTTTAAGTCTAAAATTATAATAAATAAAAATATATATAGAAAAAAACATAATAAATAATAATTAAATATGCATATTTTTAATCTTTTAAAGAATAATTTATCATTAATAATAAATAGTTTTTTATTTGTATTTACATTATCTGAATATTTGATATGCATGAAATATATTAATTATACTTATGAATATAAAAATACATGGTTTAATATATTATTAAATTGTTTTTATACACCATTTTATTTACTATTTTTAATTAAAAAAGTTCATAGAGAAAAAGTAAAAACATTTTTTAAAAAAGAAAATTTAAAAGATCTATGTTATCCTGTTTTTAATGGTGTATTATATACAATAGAAACATCATTATTATTTTATACGATTAATAACCTAACTTTAAGTTATTATACAATATTAAGAACAGGATTTATTATATTTAATATACCTTTTTTTAAATATTTATTAAATAAAAAAATTACTAATATTTATTTAACAAGTTGTTCTTTTTTGATTATTTCATATATTTTACTAATTTATAATTATATAACTGAAAATAATAATAATAAAATATTATTATCAAATACAGGAATAATATTTATAACATGTTTTATAAATTCTACCTATAATAATTTGATAGAATATTCAATAAAGAAAAATGTATTTACAAATATTGATTATCAAATTATTTTTCAAATTACATATTTTATTCTTATTATCATACCATCAATTTATTATACAATAATAGATCCACCACCTATTAATGGAACAACAATAGTGCTATATTTTTTAATTGGGGGAGGTCTTCAATTATATATGTATAATAAGATTTACATATTAAATATAAAAAACAACTATTTACCTGCTAATATATTATTAAGTGGTCTAGATTTAATAAGAAGAATTGTACAATTATTATTTTCATTTTTATTTTTTAATGAATTATTTGATACTTTTATTATAATTTCTATTTCATTTATGGGTATATCAAGTTTATTATTATTGTATCAATATTTAAAAGATAGTAGGCAAGATGAATATATAAATCATTTTGAAATAGAGGATATATAATTTTAATTATTTTAATTTTTTTATAACATAATCTTTATTGTTATATAATAATAATTTAATATATTCTTCAGCTTTTTCTCTAAGATATTGTCTTCTTTCTTTATCATCTTTTGTTATATTTATTTCATCATCATCTGAATCAAAATCTTTCATAAGTTCCATAATTTTTAGACCATATTCAATTTTATTTTTCTTTTGTTGATTAAGAATATTTTTATTCAATACATCATATCTACTTTCAGAAAAATCTATAGATTTCCCTAATAAATTAGTTGTTATATTATTACTTGGAGTTAATATCCAATCGTTACCATTATAAATCATAACTTTTTCTCTATTTATATCTGAAATATAAATATTCTTAAATTCTGGATATTTATTATTGAAATGAATTCCTTCGATAATTTTTTCAGGTATTTTTGCACCTGAATTTTTAAGAAAAGCATCAAGAAATACTTTATCATCTATTTTTGATAAATCCTCTTTTCCATGTTGTATTATTATATTATTTATTATACCATTATTCTGATTTCTTATGTTCTTATTATTTTGAATACTATTATTTTTATTATTTTGTTCTAATAATCCAATTATAACTTTATTCTGTTCTAATAATTGATTATTTAATTTCTCATTTTGATCTTTTAATAAAATATTTTGTTGTAATAATTCTTGAAATATTTCCTCTTTTTCACGAATTTCTTCTTTTCTTATCTTACAACGCTCTAATAAATGACGCTTTAATGTTGTACTTCTTGTAAAAGAAATCTTGCAGAAATTACAAATATAACCTTTTTTATTATCTGAACTATTCAAATTAGAATTAATATTATTTTTTTCATCAAAATTTAATTCATTTTTTATAAATTTTGGTGCATTTTCTATAAATTTTGGTGCATTTTCGGTGCATTTTGGTGCATTTTCGGTGCATTTTGGTGTTTTTTGGTGCATATTAAGCTTTATTTGTAGGCATGGTTTCTTTTTATTTTCAATATGGTTTAAATAATTTGATTTTTTATTAAATTCTTTTTTACAATTTTCACAAATATACACAACCATAATAATTATTTTTAGTATATATATTTATATTTATATATTAATATTTTTTTAAGGCTTAAAAAGCTTAAAAATACAGCTTAAAAAGCTTAATTTGCACTTAAAAATGTAAAAAAAATTTTTGAGAGAGTTGCACTACAAAAAAAAATCCCAAAAAATGAAAAAAAAATTTTATTTGCTTTATAAAATAATATAAAAAAAATTGATTAAATTATTTTATATTAGAATATATAAAATGAGTAATAAAATATTTAATAATGAAGAACATGAATCTCATAACTTCATACAAGAAAAAAAGAATATAATTATATCTATACAACAAAGAACATCAAAAAAATCATTAACTAAAATTGAAGGATTAGAAGAATCAATACAAAAAAATATTGTAAAAGATCTAAAAAAAATATTACAAACAAGTGGATATATAAATACTGAAGAAAAATTAATTATTTTTCAAGGAGATCATAGAAATGTAATATTAAATTATCTTATAAAAAATAATTTAGCTATTTTAGAAAATATAAAAATTAGAGGTTATTAAATATATTATTTATCTAAATGGTATATTGTTTAGTTCTAATTCGACTAGCAATATTCATTGACATTAATTCTTGAATTAATAGTTTAAAAGCATATGGTATAATAATATTAGATATTCTTGATTTATTCTTACAAGAATTACAATAATATACATCAGTTTCAGATGGATACATTTTATTTTCTTTTTTTATCATTCTTTGTGCAAATAAACCACAAACATCACATACATAAGTAGAATATGCATCAGATGTATCTAATAATCTTTCTTTTAGAAATTTTGACATACCATGTGATATAATTGAATCTCTCTCCATTTCACCAAATCTTAAACCTCCATCTTTACTTCTACCTTCTGGAGGTTGATGTGTAGTTATAGTTATTGGTCCTCTACTTCTACTATGAATTTTATCACTAACTAAATGCTTTAATCTCTGATAATACGTTGGACCAATAAAGATTGGTATTTTAATTTTTTGTCCTGTCATACCATTGTATAAGTATTCAGTAGCATTTTTTTCATATCCTAATTTTTCTAATTCAGTTTTTACATATTCTATATCAATATCATTAAACGGTGTCCCGTCTGCTAACATTCCCTTAATAGCAGCTACCTTACCCACAAGAGCTTCTACTAATTGACCTATAGTCATACGACTTGGTATAGCATTGGCATTCATGATAATATCAGGATAAATTCCTTCTTTTGTAAATGGCATATCAGATTGATGAAGAGTAAGTCCGACTGTGCCTTTTTGTGCATGTCTAGAAGTAAATTTATCACCAATTTCAGGAATTCTTTCGGATCTAGTTCTAATTTTAATCATATCATAACCTTCCGTATCCTGAATATCTTTAAACACTTTATCAATAATAGCTGGTTTTTGAACTTTATAAATTTCAGAAGAATCCTTAAAACATTTATTAGAATTTGGTGCTGGTTGAATAGGTGTTACTTTACCAATAATAACATCACCGTATTCTACTATAGTTTCTTCTGGAACATAACCCTTATCATTTAATTTATCATAAACAGCATGACGAATACCAGCTAATTTAGTAGGATCTGGTTTCATAAATATATCATCCTGAGAAGTAGATTGATTTTTTTCAATTTTACTTTCCCATTTTTTAAGTGATGATGATCTAAAAAGTCCTCTATCAATTGATGTTTTATTAAATATCAAACTATCTTCTTGATTATATCCTGTATATGTTCCGATCATTACAATCACATTTTCACCACAAGGTAAAATATCAGTATGAATATATTTTGAAATTCTAGTTGATACTAGTGGAATTTGTGTATGATACAAAATATAACTAATATCTAATCTATCACGATAATTTGATGTGTAAATACCCATAGCTTGCTTACCTTGAGCAAAAGAATAAATATTTCTAGGTCCTTGATTATGATTAGCAAAGGGAATAATTCCAGCCATCATTCCTTCTACTAAAAATGGATGAATTTCACAATGAGTAAATTCTTGTATAAGTGATTGATCATATCTATTTATTATAGGATTATTATCATCTGGATATACTAATTTTTCTCTTTCTTTCATCATTTTAACAGTTTTTCTATCACACGCAATATGTGTATAAAATTGTTCATCGCTATCAATAAAATCAATAGCACCTGGATATTTCATAATCAATTCTTCCCATTTACTTGTATTACTAATAGTTTTATTTGTAATAACATCTTCAATCATCTTATTTGTTAATATAACTTCATTATTTATAACATTTAATATGGGACGATATAATCTTCCTGTATCGGTATAAAATTTAATTTCAGCTCTTTCAATATCATATATGATACTATTCATATTACTAATTATACTATTTTGTTTTAGAGTTTTAAAATCTGTATATAGTTCATAAGGTTTTGTTGTTGTTCCAATCCATTCACCATTTAAAAATACTTTAATTAATATATGTAAATCTATTGGTTGATGATTATCAAAATGAATAAATTTCTCATTTTCTAATAACATCTTATAAATAATATTATTTTGTGCTACAGAACCAATAGTTATACTTCCTAATAATGATAAATGTTTAACTAAACCAATATTTGTATGTTCTGGACTTTCAACAGCACTTAGAAATCCTGTTTGACTTGGATGTAAATGTCTTGGTCCAGTTAATTTCATTGTACTCGCATCAGAACTAGGAGCATCAACTCTTCTTAAAACTGATATAGATTGTAAAAATGTTAATCTAGGATACATTTGCGCAACACCTTTCTTTTTACCCCAGTTTCCTGTAAGCAATGAAGATTTTAATCCTTGTTCTACGGTAGATGGTTTAATTTGATTAATAATGTTTAAAGGTGTTTCGTGATTTGTGGATCTTTTCTTAAAAAATTTATTACATTCATTTAACATTTTCTTATAATGTTGTTTAAATAATTCAAATAATAAATCACCAGGAAGATCAATTCTTTTATTTGTAAAAGAGTCACGATCATCTGGTTTAATTCTCCCTAACACACAATTTAATAATTTATTAATCATATAGCCTAAATAACAAGCTTTTGCTTTAAATATATCAACGTGTCTATCTGATGATATATGAGGTAAAAATGCATATCTTAATAATCCTTCTAAATGCTCTTTTTTCTCTTCATATTGTAATTTTTTATCCTTATCCGTATATTTCTTAACTACACGAACTTTATTGCATAAACTATAATAAGCATCCTCTTTTGATAAAATTAATTTTTTACCTTCCGTTTTTGATAAATCTATTGCTATTTTTAAAATATTTATCATATCAATATCTTCATCATTATAAGTAATGTATCTAACTATATCTATATCTTTTTCTAATCCTAAGGCACGCATTAATGTAAAAACTGATACTTCATTAAATATTGGAACTCTAATTGAAATGTCAAAATTCTTTTTCATTCTAATTATAATACCCTGCATCATAATATTAGGATTTTGTGATAAGGAATTTATCTGAACTTGATAAGATATTACCCCAGAATCTTTTTTAATAAAAACTAGTGGTTTATTGGGTGCCATTTTTTCAATACATAATACTATCTTTTCAGATCCATTTACTATAAAATAACCACCTGGATCATACTCACAATCACGTTTATTGTAATCTCTATTAATTTGTAAAGAACAATATTTAGAATTAACCATAACAGGCAATGATAAAATATTTTCTCTTTCAATAATATTTCCAATAACTTTTGAAGAAATAATTTCTTTTTTATTTAAATCATATATTTCTTGAATTTGACTAACTTTGGCTATAATTTTAATACTGTAAGTTGATTTTCTATCTCTAGCATCAATTGGATACATTAAAGATAATCCATTTTCATTTAATGGAGGTCTTACATGTATATTCTCAAATTTAAATCTATATCTATATACTTTATCACCTACTTTATTCTCGTCAAAAATATTATCATTCGTTTTTAAAAAATTTATAACTTGATTATCTATAAAATCATTATATGAATTATATAAATGCTCATATAAAATATTTTTTTTGGTAAATCTAGCATCAACCAAATCAAATATTCTTTTATCTGTTAATGGATCTTTACTATTATCCTCTATTTGCATTTTATAATATATATATAGTATGTATATATATTTAAATCAATTTTTATTGGTTATTTACCTTTTATATAAATTATAATTATTTATAATTTATATCTACTTATTTTTTAACTGTATAGATGAAAAAACATCATTCATTTTTTTATAAAGATTTGATAATTCTTCTGAATTTTTTTCAGCATTTTTTTCATGATTTTTATTACTATTTTTTTTATTACTATTTTTTTTATTACTATTTTTTTTATTACTATTTTTTTTATTACTATTTTTTTTATTACTATCTTCATTTATTTCAATAATTTTTTTATTATCAAGATTAGTAGTTTTTTTTAAATCTTTATTTGAGGCAATATTACTAAGTATATATTTATCTAAATTATCTGTTGAACTAATTGTTGATCTTTTAAGCCATTTCGGATCGGATACTTTATTTTTTTCTATTGATTCTTCGGTACTAGTTGATATATTAGAACTCTTAGTATCTTCAAAAAGTTTATGTAATTCACCAATATCTCCAAATATATTCATTATATTTCCTATACCTTCTTCTTGATTATTTTTATTTTCATCATTTTTTTTATCATTAGTAAATCCTAAAATAGGTAATAAACTACCATATTCTGTATTTCCTAATCTTTTGATAAATAAATTTTTAACAGAATCAAAATTATTATTTTTTTTATATTCTAATCTTTTATAGAAGGGTGTTAAAATAAAAAATATAAATTTACATATCCAATAAAAACTAAAATAAAGTGCCTTAACTATTATATTATTATCTAATACATATAATATATCTATAAAAGAATCATCATATTTCTGACACATCCTTAAGATAAAAATTGATAAAATACTTATTAGGAAAATAAATACATCAAAGTTCATATAATTATACAACATGTATACTAGAATAAAATATATAAAACTTAGTAATCTTTTTGGTATCTCTACTTTTTTTATTTTTTTTTTATTTGTTTTTTTAGAAACAAATACACATTCTTTTTCAACTATACAATTATCAAAAAAATGTTTATAAAAAAAAGTAAATCCTACAAAACACATAAATATTCTAAAATAAGAATATATTTGAAAAAATGTGCCAATTATATATTCCATATTAATAAATATATATAAGGTATTTATTTATAATAATATAAATTATTTTATAATTAATTTATAATGAAATATGAATTTTTATTAAAAAAAAATTTAGAAGATATTTCTGATGAAAAAAGTAATAATGATATTAAAATATTTGATGATTCTTTTGTTAGCTCAACAAATTTATCAACTAATAAAGATTATAATATTTTTATAAAAAAAACTACAGATAAAAATAAAATCGATGATAATGATAATCATAATAATAAAATAAAAGATAGTGAAAAAAATTCTTTACTATTTGAATCAGAAAAAAAAACTGTTGATACTATTGTAGAATATTCAAGTAAATTTATAGATTTTTTATTTAAAGTAATTTATATAATAAAAAATACTTTTTTAAATCTTATATTAAAAAAAAAAAAAATAAATACTCACTCTATTAAAGATAAAGAAATAATCGATAACTTTAATAAAAAATCAGCTAAAAAAGAAAAAATAAATAATAATATACCTATACAACAAAAAATAAATAATAATATACCTATACAACAAAAAATAAATAATAATATGCCTATACAACAAAAAATAAATAATAAACATATTAAAAGTAAAGATGATAAATATATAAAAAAAATGAATTCTTATCTTTTAGAATTAGAATAATATGTTGATATAAAAATTGATTAATATATATATTATTATAAATATATAAATGAAAACGTTAAATTATAAAGAAAATATAAAGAAAAATATATCTATAGAAGATAAATTAAAAAATTTTGATATAGATGATGATATAGATGAGTTAAGCAAAATATTTGAAGAAATATATAAAGAAAAAATAGAGAAAACAGTAAAAAACGATAAAAATTTATTATGGTGTAATAATTGTGATAATAATGAAATTATTGAAGATACTTCATTAGGAATCTATGTATGCACAACATGTGGAGTAGTATTAAATACAATTTTAGATAGTAATCCTGAATGGAGACAATATGATGATGATAATAAAAAAGATATGAATAGATGTAGCTTACCTATAAGTAAGTTATTACCTCAATCATCAATAGCAACTAGTATTGGAGGTAACTGTTCTAGTAGAATAAAAAAGCTACACGATTGGAGTTCTATGCCATATAAAGAAAGAAGTAGAAATGAAGTATTTAAAAAGATTACACAAAAATGTTCTGAAGGAAAAATTATGAAATGTATCGAAGATGATGCTAAAATTATGTATAATAATATATGTGATTGTAAGCATTTAACTGGTAAAAATAAAGGAAAGAATATTATTATTAGAGGAATTAATCGTGAAAGTTTAATAGCTGCATGTGTATTACATGCTTGTAGAAAGAAATACAAAACAAGATCACCAAAGGAGATTGCCAAAATATTTGGTTTAGTATATACGGATATAACTAGAGGAAATAAATTATTTAGAAAATTAGCTAAATTAAAGCAGATGGAACTATCAATAAAGCCAACATCACCAGAACATTTTATAATAAGATTTTGTGATGAATTAAAAATGAAAAAAGAGTATGTAGATCAAGCTATTAAAATATCTAATAATGTAATTAAATTATCTATAGCATCAGTTCATACACCATTATCTTTAGCAACTGGTTCTATATTTTTAATGATACAATTAAATAAATTAAATATACAAAAGAAAACTATAGCTGATAAATTTAATGTATCACAAGTTACAATATCAAAAGCGTATAAAAAGTTAGAACCATTTATTAATATATTAACAAATGATAAAATTTGTGATAAATTAGGTATTGAAATAAATAATTACAAAGAAAAGGTAGAAATATATGATTATCTAAAACCTAAATTTATTAGATTTGGTATTGATTTGGATAATACATTAAATACCTACAATAGTGATACTAAATTAATGAATGAAAAATTATTATTAAATCATTCATATGAAATTGATACTAAAAATAAACAAATTGAAAATGAATATATTCGTATTAATTTAGAACATATTGATAGATTATATGATGTATATAAAAAAGATTTTAATTTTATAATAAAACATCATCCTGCCAATCAATAAGTGTTTCTTTAGCTACATCTATAATTGTATCAATAAATCTGCATTCATGATTATTATCAAAAATTTCTGGTAATTCTTTTTTTAATTTATCTACATCTTCCTCATTATCTTTTGGAAGATATACTATATTTACATTAGCTTTAAAAGCACCCTGCACTTTATATCTTACACCTCCAATTTTTGATACATTACCATGTAAATCAATTTCACCTGTTAATGCTATATTATGTTTAATTTTTTTATCTAACATTACTGATAAAAATGCTAATGTGAAAGCTACTCCTGCACTTGGTCCATCTTTTGGTGTTGATGCTTCTGGATTATGTATATGTAATCCACTTGGATATTTATTAAAAAATAATTCTTTATATTTTAAATTTATAAGATTTATTGCTGTTGTAAAAGAATATAATATAGATTCTCTCATTATTTTCTTTTGATTACCTGTAAGTTTTAATATAAATTTACCTGTTTTTCCAAAATGATGACCAGATATTTGAATTGGCACAATACCACCGCTACTCATATTGGTAGCATATAAACCATTTACAATACCAATCATATCTTTTTTATGAATAGTTTTATAGTTAATTTTAGATTTACCTAGATAATCTTCTAATATATTTTCTGTAATAATTAATGGATTTAATTCAGTATATTCCTTAATAATATCATTTTTTGTTTCAAATAGATTTTTTTGATATATTCTATCTAAATTAAGTTTTAGTAAAATATTTTCAATACATCTTTTTAATGCTCTAACACCAGGCTCAAATGTATGTTCTTCTATTATTTTTGTTAATATTTCTTTATTGAATATAATACTGTTTGGTGTAAAACCAATATCTTTACACATATCTTTTAAGATATGATTTGTTGCAATATTGATTTTTTCTTTTATATTATAGCTTTCTATATTTAATATTTCCATTCTATCAAGTAAAATTTTATCTATCTTATTTATATCGTTAAATGAAAATATAAATATTACCTTATTTAAAGGAAATGTTATTTCTTGAAAAAATCTATCCTGAAAAGAATTATTTGTCATAGGATCTGTTAAATGTATTAAGATACTCATTAATTCATTTACTTGTCCGTTCTTAGATACACATTTATCCAATTCATCAAAAAACATTATACATCTTGATGATGTTGCCTCTACCATCTTCTTTATAATTAAACCAGGTTGTGCGCCAGAATAAGTATAACCATGACCATGTAAAAGCTCTCCGTCATTTTGACCTCCTAATGTTATTTGAACAAATGGAATATCTAAACACTTAGCTAAAACTTGAGCAAATTTAGTTTTACCTACACCTGGCGGACCTGCTAAACCGATTGGTTGAATATTACATCCCTGAACTGAAATAATTTTACCCAACATTTCTAATGTTTTTGTTTTTGCTTCTTTATGTCCATAAATTAATAAATCTAAATTTAATTCTGTTTTTTCTAAAAATTCTTTAGATTTGGATTTATTAATAGATAAAATTTTAAAAAAATTATCATCAATATCTGAAGGCCAAGGAAATTGAATTAACAATGATACATACATTTTAATTTTGTAAGTTTCATTACTACTATTTTTAAGTTCTTCTATTTTTTCTAAACATATTTTTTTTATATGATTAGGCATATTTTTTGATAATAAAACTTGTTTTTTTAGATCAATATCAGCTGATGTAATATCTTTTATTTTATCTAATTCTTTTTTTATATTAAATGATGATTTCTTTAATTTTAGTTGAGCAATATAATTTAATTGATTATAAATTATATTTGCTATACAATCATTACTTTTATTTTTCTTATCTTTTAAAAGATTAAAAAGAAGACTCGCAATTGAACAATTTTCTTCACTTCCTAATAATAATAATTTAATCGTATTAAACATATTATAAATATTATCATTAACATCTTTTGTAAAATTTTTTAATAACTTTACAAATTGTAATTTATTTAATTCAATAAATTTATAATAATCATGAATTATTAATTCAATAAATTGTTCTTCATTTATTATAAAAATTTCAATTATAGTCATATTTTTAAGATAAATATCTGCAAAATCTTTATTAATATTTTGTATTTTTTTATAATTATCATTTGATATAATATTATTATTGTTATTACCTATTAAATTAACTATATTTTCAAATAATGATTTTTTTTTATATAAAAAATTATTTGATATTTGTGATGTTCTAATAAAAATATTTAATGGATCTGATTGTATATATCCACTTATTAATAAAATCTTATTTTTAATTGTTAATTTTAATTCACACTGATTATTAAATAATGTTATATAATTAGAATTATTTATTTTACTAATTTTTAATGAATTATTATGTTTCTTTAAATCAGTTATATCTTCAATAGTGTAATTTAAAGGACATAAAATTCTATTTATTAATTTAAATTTATCTAATTCTTCATCTATTAAGTGAATGTCATTTATATTATATAATAAAAATATTATGTCCTTTACACTAGTAAATCCAACTATCTTACCTAATAATAATATATGTTCTTTAATATTTTTTAATGGATCGTATTCTGCTAATTTAATTAATTCTTTATATATATATTCATTTTCATTATTTTTTATTGTACTCTCTAATAATAGTTTTTTTATATCTTCTATAATTTGTAAATTATAATTTAATAAATCATAGTTCTTTTTTTTTTCTTTTTTGTTTTCTTTTTTTTTTAATTTTTTTGATTGAATCTTTTTCTTTATTTTTATTTCTTCATCAGATTCATTATTTAATGATTCTTCATCTGTATTATTTTCTATTGAAATATCAGATTTTATTTCTGTTATATCTGAATATAATGAATCATTTTTACAATCTAATGAAATTTCTGTTTTTATTTTTTTTTTTCCTGATAATATATCATACTCATTATCATGAGTAACTTTTTCTTCAGATATTGTATTGTTTAATGAGAATATATCTATAATTGATTGATTATAGGATTCATTTAATTTCTTAATCATCTCATTTAAATTTTTCATGCAGCTATTCTTCGAAAATATTAATATATTTTCATTTTTAATTATCACATTTTGTAATTTTGTTATTATTTTACTTATCTTTTTATAATCTTTTTGTAAAATATTACAATTTATAATCTGATTTTTTTTTAATATCTTCGATTCCATTTATTATTTAATTAATAAAAAAATTAATTTTTTTTTACCTATTAATTTATTATATTAAAATAATTTAAAATTTTAAAAAGTATATTACATATTAATATGGAACAAAAATCTACTAAGCAACGTAACACTAAGCAAAACTTGTCTAAAAGTGATACTGAGACTGAAAAAGTTTTATTAAAACCAGAAACAGTTCTTGAAGTTAAAAATAAAAAAAAAGAAATTTTGGTAATTAAAAATCTTAATGTATCAAAACAAAAAGATTCTACTTCATCTACTGTTGAAGTAGCAACTACGCAAAAAGGAAAAGATAAAAAAGTTATGGCTGAAACTCCTGTTGTTTCTACACAAACAGCAGGAAAAGCACAAACAGCAGGAAAAGCACAAACAGCTGGAAAAGCTCAAACAGCTGGAAAAGCTCAAACAGCTGGAAAAGCTCAAACAGCTGGAAAAGCTCAAACTGTTGAAAAAGCTCAAACTGTTGAAAAAGCTCAAACTGTTGAAAAAGCTCAAACTGTTGAAAAAGCTCAAAAAGTTCAAACTGCTGGAAAAGCTCAAAAAACTCAAAAAGCTCAAACAGCAGCAGTAACACAAGAGACTGCACCACAACAAAAAAAGGTTCAAGTTGCGAAGAAATCAGAGGTAGTGCAAGAAGCTGGTGCTAAAGCTAACAAAGTAAAAGCAGTAAAAAAAGCATTAGCTGAAGAACCTGTTGAAGAACCATCAAAATCAATGGATGATAAATTAAGATATTTTAAGTTATATTATAATGACAATATTTGCGGTAGATATTCAGGTAAGAAGCCTAAACAAGCAGCAAATAAGGCATTTTCATCAATTATAAAAGATATGAAAAAGACAGATAATAAGGAGGGTGTAAATATTGATATTACATTTACAATTAAGGAATGTACAAGAAATAGTTTTCACAAGGAATATAAATATATTGGAAAGAGACTATTACTAAAATCTCCGGTTAAAGTAAGAATTGAAAATGGAGATGGAACATCTAAGGACATTGTATATAAATATCACAATGAGTTAAAAAAAGCTCCAAAACTTTAAAATATAACGAAAAAAAATTAATTTTGTAATAAATAAAATAATATTTATAAATAAAATATTATTTTATTATATTAATCAGATATGTTAAATACAAAATCTTTAATAATAAGAAAAAAAATAAATCAAGTTCATAGTGATAAAGAATTTGAAGAAAGAAATATAGAAGAAAATTTAAAAATATTAGAAAATAATAAAATTATTAATAATTTAGAAACAGAAGAGATAAAACCATCAATATTTATAAAAGAAAATACATTAAAAGAAGATAGAATAAGTAATAATATATTTGATGCTGAATATAAAAAAGAATTATATAATGAAGAAAAAAAAAGAGAAGATAGAATTGGTAATATATTTGATGCTGAATATAAAAAAGAATTATATAATGAAGAAAAAAAAAGAGAAGAAGTATATTATGATGACGATAGTAATAGTTATATAATAATTGATTATGATAATGAGAAAAAAATATTAAAAAACGAAGATATATTAAATTACATTTTTAGCAATAAAAATAATTTATTAATAAAAAATTACATATTTACAATAAATTATAATATTATTAATAAACAATTTGAATTTAATTTAATTGTTTCAAAATTTACTGAAAATATAGAAATTATGATTAAGTTATTAAATTTTGTAAATGATTACATTGATAATAACGGGAAAAATATGAATGAAAATATTGATAAATTAATGATTTTTTTTTATCAGACTATAATTTTTTTATTTAGAAATATATTACAAGTGAGTAAATATGATAAATTAAAATTAGCAAAATATTCTTCTTATCTTTCGTATAAATATTCTACTATGGTATTAAAAAAGATTTCAATTATTGAAAAAAATAATTTAATAATTAATGATACTTTTCATAGTCTTTATAATATAAAAAAAAATTTATTATCTCAATTTACTGAAATTTCTTCTTTATATAATTCTAATCTACAAGTACATACTAGTCTTAATAAAAATACCAAAAAAACAGATTCAAATGTAGAAGAATCATTACATCTTAATAGATCAGGTAAATATAAATTAAATTCTAAAAATGTAATTAATCAAAATTTAGAAAATAATAAATTAATATCAGATAGTTCATATACTAATTCTAATAATGAATATAATTTAAAAAATATGATGAACTTTTTTTCTGATGAAAATTTAAATAATGAAAATTTAAATAGTGAAAAATCAAGTGAAGAAAATAATTATCAAGAATTAGATACTTCAAGTGATGAAAATTTATTAATTACAGAGGATAAATCAAATATAAATAATATGAATCAAGAATCAGAAAAAATTAGTAATAATAGTGATATTATTGAAATTTTGGATAAAGATACTTTATCAGAAAATTTATATAGTAATAATTTAGATAGTAATAAATTTAAATTTAGTAATCTAAAATCAAAATCTGAACAATCTTATAACACTAATAGTGCTTTTATAAATTCTAAATTATATGAACTTAATTTATAGCAAAACTATATAATTTTATAAACAAAATTTTTAGATGCACTAGTGGATAAAAAAATATTTACAATTAAAAAATAAGAATATTAATATATATATATATATAAATATGGATAATTTGACAATAATGGAAATTAAAGAATTATTAAAAAATATTGACTATTTAGAAATTAATTTATCAAATCAATTCAATGCAAATAATAAACAATTATTAACTTTAAAAAATAATATTAATGATATTAATGAATTATATCATCTACTTTGTAAAAAAATATTTTAAATTTATAAATTATTTAATTTTTCTAAAATTATATTTAATTTATTTATATCTACAGTTTCATAACCATTATTCATTTTATAAATTATCGAATCATAATCAATTAATAAATCTAATATTCCATTTGTTAATTGTATTTTCTTATTTATTTCTTCATTATTCATATTACTATTTAATTCATCTAATAATAAGATATATTTATCTTCTTTTTGTTTTATTTTTTTATTAATCTGTTTAAAAATATTAAAATTTTCACTAAATTCATTATAATCCTCTCTAAATATATAATATAAATTCTTTATGGTCTCTATATTTTCATTAATATAATCATCTGATAATGCTTTTTCTACAAAAAATTTAATTAATAAATCATTAGCTAGTTCATTTACTGTATCATACTGTTCTTTTATAAAATTAAATTTATCTAAATTATTATTTAGATTTATATCGGTTTTTTCATGATAATAAAAAATCTTTAATTCTTTATTTATATCATTTAATTCATCTATTATGTTTCTAATATATTTAATGTATTCTACATATTTTTTATTATCCAATTCTTCATCATATATTTCAATACCCTTAATTTCTTTTTGATTATCCACTGAATCTAAATTTTTTGTAGTTAAATTATTATTAATAATTATAAACATACTGTAATTAGTTTTAAAATCAGTTATTAACTCTTTGTATTTTGATATTTCTATATCTTCATAATTAGAATTTATTAACCATGTTTCTATTTCCTCAACATTTTCTTTAACCTCATTCTTTATTGTTTCTGTTATTTTTAATTCTTCACTTACTAAATTTTCTAGTATTCTTTTACAATTTTCTATTAATTGTAAATATGATTCTTTTTTATATTTATCTATTCTATCTATCTCATCCATTTGTCTAGCATTATCAATAATCTTATTTAATTCCTCCTCTGATAAATTATTCTTATTACTTGATATTTGTATTACTTTCTTATTTAATGAATTATTCAAATCTTCTGCTTTTATTTTAATTATTCCATCTGAATCTATTTCAAATGTAATCTGAATTTCTGGAATTCCACGTTTTTCTTTTTCTATTCCACTTAATACAAAATTACCTATTAAAAAATTATTCTTTGTTAACTTTCTTTCTCCTTCATATATTTTAACTATAATTGAATCTACAAAATCAGTATCTGTCGTATATTTTTTATATTTTTTTACAGGTATTATAGTGCCTCTAGGTATTAAAATATCCATAATACCTCCACTTGTTTCTACTCCAATAGATAGAGATGTTCTATCAATTAATAATAATTTATCTTCAAGATTATCTTTATTATTAATCATATGTCCATGAATAGCAGCACCTATTGATACAACACTATCCGGATCTATAGAACAATTAACATCCCTATTAAAAAATCTTTCAACATTATATCTTATAATCGGAATACGTGTCATACCACCAACCATAATAATTTCATCAATTTCAGATTTTTCAATATTACATATATCTAAAATATCATTTAATGGTTTTATTGAAAAATTAATTAAGTCTTGACAAATCTCATTAAATTTTTCTCTACTAATTTCAATAACTAAATCATAATTTATATTATTATAATCATAAAAATTATTTATTTTAATTTTTGCTAATAGATTTTCAGTTAGAGTTATTTTGGCTTGTTCTGATAAGAATTTTAATTTTTGTAAATTTTCTTCTTTTATATTATTCATAAAATTATCTAATGTATTTTCATTTTCTTTTATTATAAATAATTTAGTATCTATAAATTTTTTTATACAATATTCCATGATGACTCTATCAAAATCTGAACCTCCTAAATTTGAATTACCACATGAACCTAATACTTCAAAAACTCCTTCTGATATATTTAATAAACTTATATCTAATGTTCCACCGCCAAAATCATATACTAGTACATTTGTATTTTTAGTCATATTTTTACCTAAACCATAACATAATGCTGCTGCTGTTGGTTCATTTATTAATCTAAGAACATTTAAATTTGCCATTTCAGCACACTTTTTAATTATTTCTCTTTGATTTTTATTAAAATAGGCAGGAACTGATATAACAGCATCTTTAATATTTATTTTAATATCTTTAAAATTTTCATTATCAAATTTTTTTGATAAATATATTTCAGATTTATGTTTAAAAGACATAAATAATTGTGTGGCAATTTCTTCAGGATAAAAGTAACTATCATCTGTTTCATTATAAATTTTAACATAATCATTTTCATCACTTACTATATTATAAGCAAGCATTTCTAACATTTCTTTATTTAATTCACTATACTTTTTCCCTAATAATTTTTTTATTTCATAAACAAGAAAAATAGATTTATTTTCATTATTATTTATATTTGTTTTTTCAAAAATATTTTTCCTGAGATAAGCTTCTTTACCAATAATCTTTTTTTTATCATTAATTTCTATAACAGATGCTATTGTATTTGAACCATCTATATCAGGAATAATAATATTTTTATTATTATACCAAACAGATAAACATGAATTTGTAGTTCCAAAATCTATTCCTAAACATAAATTTATATTATTCATTATTGATAATTTATAGTATATATTTTTAAACAATTTTAAATTTAATTTATTTAAATTTTAAAGTAGAAAAATATATAAAAGAATATTAAACTAAATGACTGGAGGATTAATACAAATAGTAAGTTTTGGTAATCAAGATATTATGTTGAATGGTAATCCAGAAATAACCTTTTTTACTACTATATATAGAAGATACACTAATTTTGGTAAGAATTTTATATTAACAAGTTTTGATAATGAAGTTGGATTTAATAGAACTTCTACACAAATAATATTACATAATGGTGATTTATTAAGTAAAATAATTTTACGTATTAAACTACCTAATTTTAATCTTAGAGAATTTATAACATTAGTAGAAACAGAACTAAATTTTGAAATTAAAAATATTAAACAAAATGACATTTTACTTTTAATAAGTTATTCAGAATATGTAGTAAAATTTCTAAATAAATTAAGATATTATAGTAATTTATTTTTTTCAGAAAGTTATCCTAAAACATATATAACTTATATTAAAGATTATAATAAAATTATTCAAAATAATTTTACTACTGATGAATTTAATTACTATTTTACAATAATTGATTATATTTATTCTAATAATAATGATATTAATACTAATTTTTTTAAAAATAATGTAGAGTATTATAAAAATGCCTCAATGTATAAAATTATTGATGGTGAATTAATTTTTTTATACTCTGATTATACTTATATTCAATTAAGCTTTGAAGGTTTTAAATTTACAGTTAATGATAATTTAAATACAATTGAAAAAGTTAATATTCAAATTTATAATTTAATTAAAAATTATGTTAATATTAATTATAATATTAAAGGGGCATGGGTAGAAAAAATAGCAATTTATCTTTTTGATAGTATTGAAATTTATATTGGAAGTAATTTAATTACTAAATTGAGTGATAATTATAATAATATTTATGGTGAATTAGCTTATCAAAATAAAGATGTATATAATGAATTGATTGGAAATATAGAATCTCTAATTACTCCCACAATTGAAAATAAATTAAATATAGTTTTATATTTACCTCTTCCTTTTTGGTTTAATAGTAGTTATGGTTTATCTTTTCCTTTAGTATCTTTACAGTATAATGATTTACAATTAAAAATTAAAACCAAAAAATTATCACAATTATTTTATTTAACCATAAATGGCACAATTAATCAAAATTTAAATACTAGAATTATTGAAAAGTTTTTAGAAGAACAACAAAATATATTTACAAATAATTTAGAAATAACAACATTACTTGAATACATATATTTAGATGCTATAGAAAGGAAAAAATTTGCACAAACTGGACATGAATATTTAATAACACAGCAACAATATGTATCTTATAAAGATGTAGTTCAAAATACTTCATCATTTGAAATAAATTTCTTTCATTGTTGTAAAGATTTATATTGGTTTTTAACTACTAATTACAGTTATTTTGATATTATTAATAAAAAAATGTATGATAAATATTATCTTAATTTACCTCTAAATTTTTCTTTTAATAATAATAATTATATTGATTATCTAAATTTATTATATAATAATTTTACAAAATTTGATTTAGTAAATTATTTTAATATTGTTACAAATATTAATAATGACTTTGAAAATAATGTTTTTGATTATGATAAAATTGATAAAGATTTATCAATACTATTTTATAAAAATAAATTATTATTTAATCCAATTAATTATTCAATCTTAAGATTAAATGGTGTTTCTTTAGCATCATATACATCTGAATATTTTAATTATATTCAACCTTATAGTTATTATAATTGTAATCCATCATTAGGAGTAAATGTATATTCATTCTCATTAAATCCTTTAGAAGTTCAACCTTCTGGTTCTTGTAATTTTAGTAGAATACCAAAAATATCTTTAGAAGTAAATTTATTAAAAAATATAAATGATTTTATTCTTAATAATCAATTAAATTTAGAAATTATAGGAACTAATTATAATATTTTAAGAATTATCGGAGGGATAGCTGGCTTAGCTTATACTTATTAATCTTTTTTTATTTTTTTATAATTATTATATATATGAATTCACATTTTAAGAAATATTTAAAATATAAGACTAAATATCTAAAATTAAAAGAAATTAGTGTAACTAAACAATTAGGTAGTGGATGCTCTAAGAGAGAAATAGATTTATTACCCTTTAATCAATTATTAATAAATCCTGACTGTGATTATTCTCAATTATCTAAATTAGATCTTAGTAAGGTTATATTTAATATTAATTCAAACGAACTTGGCGTCTTATTATCTAAAAATTTTCCTGTAGATTTTCTTATAATTAAAGGTTATACTTTAGGATTATTTAGAGCGCTGCGTATTTTAAATGCCGATTTTAAGCACAAAAATAAAGCATCGCTTTACTCATTAAAGAGTTTCTAAATTCTAAATAATGGGCTTTCTTATGTGTATATTAAGGTAGATACACATAATCCCATCAGATGTTATTTAATCTACTACCTTGATTAAA